TATTGGTAGATTTTCTCTTCATTGACTTCATTATTTCGTTCGCATCTTCTTTAATGTAATAGCCAAGCGAGCCCTTTTACCAAGCTTGCCTGGTTCTGTAGCCGCCTTATCTAACTTAGCCATAGGAATGTCTTTACCTTTTTTGATATGTAATGCTTTTCGCAATTGCTTTATAACATTCTTGATAAGTCTTTTTTATATTATCTTCGGTGCATTCATGTGCAGGCTTTTTCTCATAAATAAAATGTGTCATGTGCCATGCTATTTCTATTGAAGTCATTATATATCTCCTTATTAAAAATCATATTTGCTTTCTTCGAGAATGTATCATAATATTTACTTATATATTAAGCAACTATTAAGGTAAATGTATGATTTGTGAAAAGGTTAAATTGTCGTTACATCTGTCAGCCGAAACAAATGATCTGTTAGAAAAAATGTGCAAAGAAGGCCATATGACTAAAAGTGAACTGCTGAGAAAATCTGTGGCTCTTATGGAAGTAGCTCTTAAATATAAGAAGCAAGGGAATCATCTTGCAGTAATTGATGATGAAGGTCATAAAATTAGTGAGATAGTTGGACTATGAATAAGGATGATATATCACTTCTATTGGCGCATATAGATATTACTGCATCACCCAAAAGAGTTGAAGATCCAGAAGATGCAAAATTAAGACGATTTAAAGATAAAGGTTTATTTTTAGCAACTATGTCCGCTGTGGCAATTCTTTTTAGTGTTTCCATTTGGGTAGTTATTTTTCAAAATGATTCTCCCAAAGGAACCTTGGCAATGAATAGTCTTGTGGCATTAACCACCGCATTAATTGCTTATTATGTGCGAGGTAAAAATTGAATACGAAGGCATTAGCTGCTAGCGACTGGAGAACAGATCTCGATAGAAAATATACCAAAGCGGCTGCCTTATTAAAAGGCGCTCGGTATAAGGAAAATTTAACTCAGGCTCAATTAGCTAATAAACTTAATATCACTCAGGGTAATTTATCTCAAATGGAAAACGGTAAAAGACCAATAGGAAAAAACATGGCCAAAAGAATTGAACAGGTCTGTAATGTTAATTATCGTTTATTTTTAGAATAGAGAAAACAAATGAGCAATACAAAAAAAGACTTTTAACAGGACCTATTCGAATGTTTTATTGTCCAGAATGTTGGAAAATGGTAATGGCAGCATTAGATCGCTCAGACTATGAAGATCTAATGGAATCATTAGCATAAAAATGGACCCAACCGCACCGACATAAGGAAAACCTTTACGGCTGAGCCCATAAAAGATTGATCCCTGTTCTTCTAATGCCACATGGCTCTCCCACGTAGAACGTGAGAATTCTAAGTAAGAAGGACCATCTTTAACACAAAAGAGACCAAGATGGATTAAGAACATTTCGGAAGTGAAAACGCTCACTTGGTCCCTATAATATTAAGCCTGACGAGGAGTTAATTTATTCGAACGAGTAAATCTAGCTTCTTCTTTTGGCTTATTATACATCTTACCGCCCTGACCTTTTTCCATGTCACCTGGACGTTGCATAACTCTTTTAATACATTCTGGTCTATCACCGTATCCTGCTGGGGTAGCCATTGTTTAACTCCTTTTAATAATGACTGTTTAGATGGATTCTACCATCATGCTGGCAGAACTGAATCTTTACTTTTAGTTTTTAATTCAGCGACGATTTCGTCTAATCGCTGTTCCAATTTGATTAACTTCATAATAACTTCATGTTTAGGAATACTGCCATAAATCAGGGGGTATTCTTTCTGCCAATTTGAATCACAATAACAATTACAGAACTTACTTATATTCCATTTATTTGTATGACAAATACAGTCGCATGAATTTAATTCACTTATTTTCATTTTTAATATTATCCAATTCTAAATTAAGTGCGCACAGCAATGTATCAAGATCAATAGGATAATATTCAAATGAGATTGTAGGTTTATTGTTATCATTACTTAGTTCTCTTTTTTCCATTTCGTCTCTTCTCATTTAATGCTATGGCGATAGCTTGCTTCTGGGGATATCCAGAATGTCTCAATTCAGAGATGTTTTCACTCACGATTTTCTTACTTTTTCCACGTTTTAATGGCATCTGATTCTCCTATTTACGACGCATCTTCTTTAATGTCATAGCAAATCTAGCACGTTGCCCAAGTTTACCAGGGGCCTTAGCGGCTTTTTCTAATTTAGCTTCCGGAATATCTTTACCTTTTTTAACGCCTAAAGATTTTCGCAATGCACCAGGTTTCTTGATTGCCTTTTGTATAAATTTATCATCAGCCATTAGTAATACCCCTTATTGGTAGATTTCTTTTTCATGGATTTCATTTCTTTGTCTTCATGATGTTCCATTTTCTTACCCATCTTAACGACGTCTTTAGCTACTTTTTTTGCTTTCTTATCATCTTTCATTGCACGTTTCATTTTTACTCTCCTAAGGGTTATCGTTGACGATCATAAAATTTATGATATTGCTTGGTCATCTCTTTAGTATCTGCGCCACCCAAGTGCTTTCTAAATTGCTTTTCAATTCCTCTCTCATTTGTCTTATAGGTTTTCTTAAGTTCACCTACTGTTGCGCTTTGAAAATCACTCCATGTAATTTTGCTCATTTCCTGACCTCTTATCTTTATTAATCTTATGGCTTAATTCAGCCGTTTCTTTAAAGTGTCTGTGACGCATATCTTTTGCTTCAAGTGCGGCATCAATTTGTCGTGATTCAATCTCGGCAGCAGCTCTAATTTTAGCTGTATTAACATTAGCAACAGTTTCTTGTAGATCAGCTAAAAGTCTATTAGCTTCCTGCTTAATCTTCATCATATCTACAATGAAGTCTTGATCGGCTTTCTGTTTATCAATAGCCAATTGTTGCTCTAATATCTTATTACGCATAACGGCAGGATTATTCTGAATTTCACTTTGTGCTTTCTGATTTGCCATTTGTTTTTGCTGTTCGATCTCTTTAATCCAGGCATCAACTTGTTCTTTAAGCTGTTCAATGCCCTTACCTTCCATATTCTCAAGGACAAAGTTGAGACCTTTTTCGGATATGAATTGTGCAAATAAGGGTGACATACCCATCATTTCTTTTACCATCATTATGGTGCGTGATTTCTGAACTTGGAAGGATGCACCTGCTTTGAGCGAAACATTTAATGTTTCTGGATCAAGATCGGCAACACTAGGTTGATTAGGACCATTGATATTCGCATATGCCCTTCTTCCTTCGTTATCAACGATAGGAATTGTTCGTGGCGTAACATAATATTTTGGCATTAAATCCACATAGATTTCCGCGCAACGTTGCATACCTTGTAAAAGTCCAATGACATATGGCATCGCCGCAGCATTAGATAATGTGGTTGCTTCAATCATGGCAATACCAGACATTTGATTATGATCAAGACGCGCTAAGGATCCATCATATGAACCTAGAATATTCTGGATAACTTGGTCAGTTGTTGCAAAACCTTGCATGATTTCAGGCGGAGCACCAACTCTAGCTATCTCACGAATTGGTTCTGGAATGGCTATATTTGGATTATCTTGATAAAACGCATTGACAACAACCGTACTTGCACGCTGTACATCTTTTAACGCCGTCTTAAATTCTTCCTGATCTGGAATTGCTTCTTTCTTAATAATGAATTTATGCTGAATCATATTTTCTATTTCATTAGCAAGAGCAATCCCTGCATAGTTTTTAAGGCGCTGAGAATCTTTGGCATGATAAACATACGGGCGTGTTTTCTGTTGAATGCTGCCATTATCTCTGCCCTGAAGAAGTACAGAATTCCCATCGCTGAAGACTAATGGAAGATGCCTGAAATCTGTTTTTTCATATTTAATGACTTTGTTTTCAATGAACTTATAATTAATAATATAATCAATGGGCGCTTTCTTAGTCTTGCCCGTTGGTTGTGGCATTTGTATAAATTGATCCCATTTTTCCGCCATCTTTTCATAATCGTCGACAGACATAACGCGACCATTGGTAAGCTGTAATACTTTCACATGCTTAGTCTTGCGTTCATAGAAGTCGGCAACCAGAATAATATTCTCTTTACCATTTGAATAAGACCAATTAAAGCCAGACAATCCACGCGTATAACTGACTTTCTTTAATTTCTCGTCGGGAAACTGAGCGAAGAATTCTTCTTCAGAATAAGGATAGATTTCACATGCCCATCGCCCGTCACCTTTATGCTTAAGTTGTGCATTAACATCAAAAACACACAGTGTTGGCTGACATAATTTAATGCCGATTACCTGATCAAAACTCATGGGATGTGAATATTCAGTGAACATTTTAAAAACGCAAAAGCCGCCACTCAAGGTCTGCTTATACGCCTCATATCGAGTATGCTCATTATTATCATCTGAAAAGAAATGACGAAGATGCTGTGAAACAAGATTAATTATAGCTGGATCTGCTCGAGAAGGATCTCTAGCATTAACTTCAATGTCTGGTTCTTGCTTATAGAACTCACCTAATAATCGGCTAATATAAGCTTCAAGAATATTGAACTCTAATTGGGGTCTGCCAATGCTATCTAATAATGAAATCTCATCAGGGCTTAATGAGGTATCAAAGGTATACTTCCTGAATTGATTATAACATTCATAATTTTCCCTGAAATAATCATGACCTTTCTTAACACAATCTTTCATTGCGCTTAGTTTATCTTGATGTTTCTTTGCCACTTCCATGTAGCGTACTCCATCTAGTTTTTAAATATATTTATGACAAAAGCTTATCGACTTCTTCAAGTTCCTTTCCAATTAATCCAACTTGCTTAACAAGAGATAAGTATGCGCTGGTGAGTTCAAAATTCTTATACTGTGCATTTGATAGATTCTTATCTATTTTCTCATGCAGTCTATCGATATTATCTTCAATAATAGAAAAACGATGATTAAAATCACGAGTGAATTCTTGGACCATCTCATAAAGATCGGAATCAGAATCACGCATTTCTTTGTAGACAAATTCGATGTGATCATCAAGTTGACGAAGGGTTTTGGTTTTATCTTCCATATGCTTTCTTCCTTAGTCTATCCAATCTATTTGAGTCTGCCACCAACTGATAACCAAATTCTTTATAATTAGAATTATTGGCCGCTCGTATGGCGCTATCAGGAACTGCAAATGTGTAGGCTAAGGCATCTGCTTCATCAGGGCTTCGAATCCCTCGTTTCCTCATATCATCTTTGCTTTCCATGAGGAGTTGGTTATTCGATTTATATTTGTATTCAATATTACATAAGTCGGCATGTAAAGAATCATTATCCGGTATTTGACAGGGACTGTCCATTAGCCAATCTTTCATTATTTGCCACATTTCGGCGCGTCTATTTGCGTATCGTTTATTGTCGAATGCAGCCTCACCACTGACTACCGGAACCAGAAGATGATCATGACCTAGTTCTTTTAATCGATCGTACACGCCTGCTCCAATGCCTATAATATCGATACACACTTTAAAGGGATTTTCTTCTTCTATAAGACGGTGCAACATCGATGTGATTTTCATTGTGTCATCAGTAAGGTAGCTTTCAAGTCCATAAGCAACGCGTCCTTTCCTGCGAATAATAGATGTTCTATCACTGCCACGTGCGGGATCACATCCTATAATTAAAGGTCCATAAGGTTCAGCAATGGCGCTTCTTGCTCGCGTCACAATTTGAGGCTGAATAAAACAATCATCGCCCGAAGACAGAAAAGCTTCTGTTGGATTACAGGGATATTCTTGTTTGAAAATTCTAGAACCATTTTGGCCACCAGAGCTGTGCTCAATTATTTTTGCGCGCCGCCAATTTAATTGTTCGAAACTTAATCCATACGCATAGATTAATTGTTCTTCATCACTATCAGGAATAAACTCTTTGGCAATAGGTTTGACATATTCATCCTGCCAAAACCAGGGTACAAATATAGGCACAAATTCTGAAGCACCCATTTCTGCCATTTGCCATTGTTCATGGAAATAGTTTCCAATTCCCTTAGCAGTAGATTCAATAAATATTTCAGTGCCTGGAAGACCAGGAACAGCTTGCATAAGACCTGCAGATAATTCGGGAGCATTTTGCCAAAAAGCGGCTTCACTCCCATGAAGTAACTGAATGGTAGATGATCGACCTACATTTTTATTGCCGGCCGTGCCAATCTTATATCCGGAATCTATGTCTGAAAATATAAGCTCTTTGGCATTACTGGCTTGCAATCTTTGACGAATAATTTCAGGACAATGTTCATGAAATCGCTTGGCCATTTCGAATAGATTATTTGTCGCTTCATTTTGGTGGGTAAGAATAAAAGAACGCAAACCACAATTAAAGGTGACTTTCCAATAGAACCGTCCTTCAACATAAGATGAGCAACCTTGTTGACGCCCTTTCAAAATTATCGCCCTAATCTTTCCTGTTTCTCGCCTTTGTTGTTCAACTTTTTCATGAATATAAAGTTGAGCTTTATTTAAAACAAAATTTTGTAATCCAACCCCTTCTTTAGGACGGATCATTAAACACTTGCTAGCATAATGAGGAAAGTCATCTTTAAGACGTTGTAAAATGCGCTTATAGTCAGGTGTCATTATTGTTTTATTACTCGCCAATCGATGGAATATAAATCTCTTTCTGAGAATTTATAGGGGAAGCTTATGCCACCAC